GTTAGATTGAAAGACTTATTCTCTTAAACGGCGAAAGGCCACTCCTTCGAGCAGCCTCTCAACCTCATCTACAACCACCTAAGTGGTGGATATTGTTGAACTTAGATGATGTTCATGTCGAGCACGGTCACAGTGCCGTAGAAGTCGCTTCGAACCACTTTCTTCCCGTAACGTGTCATCACGCCCTTGCGAGGTGTAAAGTCTTCGGGAGCGAAGATGGTCGGCGTCACGATGAGGGGCACGTAGGGAGAGTACACGTAGCCGGTCTCGAGGTAGCTGCCGCCCTTGTAGCCGATGAGGATCCGGTTGCGGGGGAAGTAGGGATCCTTGTACACCGTGAAGCGATTGCTCAGGGTGCCGATGGCCTCCGCACCGATGGTGAAGGGCGATCCGACTTGGCCCTCACCGTCGATCGAGTACTTCGGCTTGTAGAGCACCGACGACTCGAAGATGGTCGACACGTCGGGGCTCGTGACCATGAAGTTGGCCGAACCGCGGAGCGTCTTGCGGTGAATGGTGTTCGCGCAGTCGATGCAGGTCTCGACCAACGTTTCGTACCACTCGCGGACGGTGCCGGTGAACTGCGGCCCGATCGACAAGTTAGTCGACAGCGTCGTGTTGATGCCCGTCAGCTTGTTGACGAACTTGCCCGGAGCGCGGCTCCAGTACATGTTCGCGCCGTTGGCCGAGGTGACCAGGTCGTTCAAGATCTCTCGGTCAATTTCGAGGGCGATCTGCTCCGACAGGATGCTCGTCAGCTCGACCTCAGCGTCCATCGAGTGGTACGCATTGAGGTCCTGTGCGAGCTCGGGAGACCAGCGAGCGCGGAGCTTGCGGGTCGTCGCGGTGATGGAGATCGACTCAATCTTGATGTCAATCTCGGGGATCGCCGGCGACGGGTTAGTGCCGAAGTCCGACTCGAACGACGGGATGACCAGCGTGGAGCCGTCGCCGCTGCGGTCGGTCGTCAGGCCGTCTGCGATCGTCATCGAGAAGCGAACAGCCGTCGAAGCACCTGGCAGAGTGGGAGCGGTCACAGTCGTCACACCTGCACCCGCCCAAGTAGAACCTTGCGCCGGGAACTGGAGGAGTGTCTGAACGTGGGTACCTTGCAGCGGGTTCAACGTGAAGCTGGCACTGGCGAAGTTACCGCGCTTGTTGACGCGGCGGAGGTTGAGGACGCCGTTGCCAGACTGGTAGGACTGGCTCCATGCGGTGTTGTAGGGGTTGACGCCGCCGGCTGAGGAGCTGGCCGCGAAGACGGCGACCTGCTCGGTTGCCAAGAAGTCGCCGTTCGCAACGCCCGTCTGCATGTCGACCACGTTGAGGTACAGGAAGACAGCATTCAGGACGTTTGACTGCATGTCAACGTCGAGCTGCGGGTCGAAGTTGCAGAGCTGGCCGTTGACACCAGACATTGCCGAGACGAGACCACCCGGCATGAAGGAGCCGTTGGTGTTGTTCCACGCACCGATCTGGCCGTTGGAGCCAGTGGTGTATGGGCTACCGCTGCCGCCGATCCATGCCGACTGGTGCACCTTGGTGAAACCAACGTTGACGAGGTCGTACATGCCGCCCGTTGCGAGCGATCCTGACTGGATGCCCTTGCCGGTTGGGTTGTTGTAGATGGACTGCCCGGAAGCGTAGGTCGACTCCGTCGACGAGGTCTCACCACCGACGTTGGTACCGTAGGTGTAGTCGAGGTAGAAGATCAGGCCTGACGGCAGGCTCATCGGCTGGATCGACACCAGCTCGTTGGCGACGAGGCCGCCGAAGACGCGCCGGACGATCGGGAAGGCGATGTTGGTGAAGCCGGAGATCTGACCGGAGTTGGAGAGGTTACCGCCGCCCGTCGAGATCGAGTTACCGACCTCGCGGAGGACCTGCGCCGCCTGGTTCTCCAGGAGCTGCGCCATCGTCTCTCGTTTCTGCCCATCAAGGCCACGAAGCAGGCCGGTGCGGCTCCACTTCTCCACCAGTCGAGCGCGCTCTGCGCCGACGTGCCGGTCCTTGATACCGGCGGCAAGTTGCTCCATTGAGAAAAACTTCATGATGATCTCCTGTGATCTGTAACTAGTTGGTTCGAGTCGTGTTGTCCTGCGACGCAGCCGCTTATCTCTTGGTAATGCCGGCGAGCGTAGCCCATCGCTCGGTCTCGACGCCCTCATTGAGGGTCGGCGTAAATGCCGGGCGAGTCACCCTACCAGCGGAGCCCATGACCTGACGGTCGCGACCTTCGCTGAGTGACTTCGTGGAACCTGCCAACGTTCTGGCAAGGCTCGTGTAGATGAGCTTGGCCTCTCGCACCGTTGCCGCTTCATCGAGTTGCTTGATGACTTGCGCCTTCTGGCGGGTCGTCAACTGCTCGTTCTGGAGAAGCTTGTTGGTGAAGAGTAGCTTCGCGTTGAACAGATTCGTTTCTGCCAACTTCTTACGGAGGATCACTTCGGCCTTGCTCTCCGTGGGCCGGGCGGCTGCGCTATTCAAGCGACGAGCCTCTTGAAGCTTCTTGGTGGCCGTGGCCGCCAGCTTCGACATCTTGGCGCTGCGAGCGAGCGATTCGTTGAACCGCTTGGCAACAGACGCATACTCCCTGCGAACCTCTGCAAGGCGGCGGGAATTGCGGGCCGACTTGGCGCGCGCCGCTTCCTTCTTGAGGGACGAGGCGCGAGACTGTGCTCGCTCCTGAAGCTTCTTCTCGAAGTTGAGGCGGCGGACTGCTTCGTGGCGACGCTTGTCCCACGTTTCCGTCTCGTGACCGTCAGCGACGTCAGAACCATAAGCGTCTTCTTTGCTGCGATTCCCAATCTGATCGAGGTCATCGAACTCGTTCATTGCCATGTCCTGAGGAGCGTGGACTGCTTGGTCCATGTCGTCGTCTGACTCGTCCATCTGATCGTCGTCGGACTCGTCCATCTGATCCTGACCTTCGTCCATATCCTGGCCATCCTGCTCACCCAGCGGGCGGGCACCCTTGGCCGGCGACAGGTCGGCGATGTCCTGATCGACTGGATCGCCTTCGTCCTTGCCACCACCAAAGTCATCAAGGATGTTTGCGCCGCCGGGGCCATCGCCCCACGCAGCCGGCTTCGTCTCCTCACGGAGCGAGCGCATCCGAGCGATTTCGCGGCGGAGCATGTTTTCATCGATCTCGACGATCGTGTCGTCGCTCAACCTGCGATTCTCCATCTGATTGTCCTCACCCTCTTGGGATCCTTGTTCACCGCCGTCTAGGTCGAGATCGCCCAGATCAGCACCGTCTTCGTCGCCGCCTTCGAGGCCTTCTGCGCCCTCTTCACCGTCTTCTTCACCGGTGATGAGATCGACGCCCACGCTGTCAAGGTTGTCCTCGACATCATCGGGCAGACCAGTCAGTTTCAGCGTAAGATCCGCTTCGTTCATCTGACCCTTGCGTTGTGCCTGTTTCGACATTGTCGTTGACTCCTGAAGTTTATTGAGCGCGCTGAACGTAGTTTCGAGCATTGTTTCGTATGCGTTTTTGCTCGTCGAGTCGGCGACCGACTCTTGCACGTAGTCATACATATCTTCCACGTGTGAAATCATCTGAGCGATTTGATCGCCGTACGCATTAGTGGCCTTGATCTTGCCGCTGACCTTGCCCAACAGTTGGACGTGTTCAACGACCCGACCGATGATTGCGGACACATCCTTGGGCTGCATGACGCTGCGACCCGTGCGGGCGGCCTTAATCAGAGGCTGCAACGCGTTGAGTGACTCAAGGCTGATCTCATACTCTTCCGTCGGCTCAATCACGGGCTCACCGAACATCGGCGGAGGGACCGGAGCACCAGGGCCAGTGGATGCAAGGTCACCTCCACAGATGGCGTCAAGGTCGAGCGTGACCTTGCCTTCGGCATCGGGCGGCGTGATCGCCGCAGCAGAGACGGCGGTCGCTGGACCATCGGGCAGCTCACTCCCACCGTCATCGAGCACTTCAACGTTTGAACCAGGCATGCCAGGCATTGCCTCTTCACGCAGTAGCGCCTGATCGATGAAGTCCCTGATCCGTGGGGTGACGGCATCGAGGATCGCGCGTTTGGCACTGTCTTCAGCGGCCTGTTTGACCTGCTTGACGTCCGCCAGCGCTTCTTCGAACAACTGCTTGCTCATGCTTTCTCCACGAACCTCGAGAGTAAGTATCGGACGATCAGCATAAAATCACAGATCAGACGTTGCCGCCCGAATCACCGAGCTTCTGTGGTGAACCGATGGTGTTGTTCTGTGACACTGCTGGGCCATCAGTCGTCGGATCGCGGACATCGGCAATGCTCGGTGATGGGTTGATGTCGCCGGCGGCGATCTTGGGATCGACATTCTTGTCGGTGCCATCGGTGAGACCCGGACCCGGCGAAGTAATGTCGGGGGTGTACGGGTTGGCGGGATCACCTGGATTCGTCCACTTGACGGTACTGACGTCAGGAGGAGAGTTGGGTGCCGCGGCGATCGTGTAGTTGAACGATAGGTCAACGCCAGCAGGGAACATGCCGAGGTCACCTGCTTGGATGCCGTCAGCGGGTTGGATGCCACCCACGCCGGCGGCGACCTTAGCAGTCGCAGAGGCCTGTGCCAGTGCCTGCGCACCTTTTTCGTCGCCATTGGCAACCTGCGTGGCAAGAGGCCCAGTTGGGAACAGCTTGCCAAGCAGCGCGTGCGCGGCCGTTGCTGCTCCACCGCCGACGTAACTCGTGTACCTTCCTAACACACCCATGACATCACCCTCTTTTCAGTTCAGACCCGGGCAATGAGAGCTTTTTGCGCACGCTTGCGCGCTTCTTGCACTCGTGCCAGGCGCTTGGTCAAGCGACCTTCTTCAATCTTGAGCGCTTTCATGAAGTCAATGTGCTTGTCGAGTGAATCGGCAATCTCATCGGCATCGACCTCCTCGGTGTCATCGGCTTTCTTCTCGACGTCCTTCTCAGGACCGAATTTCCCGACTTCCTCCTCAATGATTCGCTTGAGCAGGGCGGGGGTCAATTTGACCGACTTAACGTTCGTCTTCATTGCTGGTGCCTTTCCGTGGTATGCTGCTAAATATGCCCATCGATGATTTTACGCTGGCTTCTTGGGGGTGGCAAAGGCCAAGTTGGCCCAACGACTCGATGCCTCTTCACCAAAGACATCCTCAGGATTGCCGTTGAACTGCTCCTGCAACACCGATCCTAGGCCGGCGGCCGAGCCATTGTCGCCGTGTGACTGCATCGTCGGCAGCGTCGTCAGCGCGGTGTCCTTAAAGATGTCGGCCATGATCGGGTTGCCGCCAGACTCCCGCTTGATCGTCTCCTGCATCGTCGCTGACACCTTGGGTGCCCGATTACCCAATGGAGTATCGAGGCGATGATCAAACGCACGTTTGGCATTGGGCGGCGCGAGCCGCCGGCGGGCTTCACCGATGGGTGCACGTGACGACGGTGCAAGCGATTGAGCGTTGCCCAGGCCCTCATTGAGGATCTCAACCAATAGTTCCTTGATGACAGACTTCAGTTCATTCCTTGACAGTGCCATGTTCAACTCACCCATTCACGCGTAGGAGTTTGAGGGCCAAAGCCCGTGCCAACGGTGGTGCCCGATCTAATACCGTGGTACCACCGAGGTGATCGACTTCATGCTGCACGATCTTTGACGCTAGGCCAACGAAGCGCGAGTTCTTCGCAGCGCCCGTCAGATCAAAGTACTCAACATCGATGGCCCGTGGACGCATGACCTTCAGGTGCACACCGGGCAGCGATAGACAACCTTCTTCTAGCATCTCCACTTCGGGCGACCGCCAGGTGACCCTTGGATTAATCAACACCTGTAGCTGGTTGGTTGCATCACCGGCGGATGGATCAATTATTGCGATGCACTCGGTGATGCCGACCTGAGGTGCTGCAAGGCCCACGCCGTGAAAAGTGTACATCGTCTCGGTCATCTGTTCGACGAACGCGTTCAACGCGGCACCGAACGTGGTGACCGAACGACAGACTCTTGTCAGCACAGGATCTGGGTACTTGACGATGTCAAGCATCAACCGACGCCGACCCACCCGCTTGAACCAGACAGCGACGGCATGCTGCTCGCAGGAATTGTTGTCAACCCAGCGGCAATGCTGAATTGTAAAGAACCTGATGCCTCGGCTCTAACCCAAATGCTAGAGACGCGGTATTCAAGATTGACGAGGGTGTTGCCCGGGATCAAAACCTTGTTGTTGCCGTTGCTGCCGTTGAGGCTGAAGGCCAGTGACATCGAACTGGTCGATGAGTTGGTGACACAGATGAACCGCGTCACGTATGGAAAGTCAATCTCCATAGAGCCACTCGTTGCCAACGACGACGTCACCCACGGCAGGGCCGCAGACTGGTATTCTGGCGAGAAGCTAAATCCGGCGTTGGGAGTTCCTAAGGGCACAGGTCACCTCACATCCTTTGTTGGCACAACGTACGAGAGAAGCTCATTCAAAACGCGGTCAATCCGATCAGAGCGACTAAAAAGCTGTTTCAATTCGGCAGACGAGATCTCTTTTCCCTCAGGGCGATTACTCCCGACTCACATCTGGCGTCGTCCTTCAGCTCGGCTGGCTCGAACAACCTTCGGCTTTCGCCGTCGGTTGTTGCAGCTTCCAGCTTGCGCCTTCCGCTGCTGCAACTCCCCAG